GCGGACATTCGAGGGAAACAGGACCGCGCACAAGCGAAGCGATGGGCATCGCAAGGGCTGATCACGCAGACAGACGGCAACGTCGCAGACTACGGGGTGATCTGTGCGGAACTGTGCGAGGTGGCCGAGCGGTTCGACTTGCAGTGTCTGGCCTACGACCCCTGGGGACCGGCACGGGCAATGGCCCAGCAATTGGCAACGGCTGGATTCCCAGCGGAGAAGCTGAAGGAATTCCGGCAGACGATCGGCAGTTTCGCGGCACCCTCGAAGGAATTCGAAAGACGCATTGCGAACCAGACGTTGCATCACGACGGCGACCCGGTGCTGAGGTGGATGGCAGGCAACGTAGCGGCGGAGCGTGACAAGAGTGATAATATCCGGCCTTCGAAGTCCCGATCTGCAGACAAGATTGACGGCATCGTAGCAACCATCATGGCGATGGGGACCGCGATGGTTGACGGCGAAGTGGGCAGCGTTTACGACACGAAAGGAAGTCTGTCACTGTGAGCATCATTGCAGGGATTCGGCGAGGGCTGGCGAGCTGGATTGCACCGGAGTCCCGGAGCATGTCGCAGCAGGTGGCGGACGCCTTGATGCCTCGTAGTTCGAGCGGAGTGGCGATCACAGAGGCGACGGCGTTGTCTGCCTCGGCGGTCTATGCTGCTGTCCGAGTGATTGCGGAGACTGTGGCCCAGCTTGAATGGGAGGTCTACGAACGGCAGGACGAATCCAATATCGAACGGTACGATCACCCGTTGCGGCTGCTGTTGGATCAGGAACCGAATAGCGAGATGACGGCGTTCTCGTGGCGCATTGCCATGATGACCAGTTTCTATCTTCACGGGAACATGGTCGCGGAGATCGAACGCAGTCGGGGTGGGCGTCCCGTATCTCTCTGGTGGTTGCATCCGTCGCGAGTGTCTGTGCATCGCGATGGAATGGGGAAAATCTACTACGCCGTCTCCGATGAACACGGGCTGAATGCTGTTCGCCTCGAAGCCCAGAACGTCTATCACGTGCCGTTGCTGGCGAGTGATGGCATTGTGGGAAAGGGACTTGTACAGCGAGCCCGTGATTCATTCGGCCTAACGATCGGCATGGAGCAGTACAGCGGCAGCAGTTTTGCCAACGGAGCCCGCCCCGGAGGAATCCTCAAGCATCCTGGTAAACTCACGCCAGCGGCCCGAAGCAACATCCGGGACGAATGGGACGCGATGCACCGGGGAGCCGACAAGGCTGGACGGATTGCCGTGCTCCAAGAGGGCATGGAGTTTCAGGCAATGCAGATGAGCGCGGTGGATGCCCAGCTTCTGGAGCAACGGCAATTCCAGATTGCGGAGGTGGCGCGGTGGTTCAACATTCCCCCTCACCTATTGCGGGACTTGTCGCGGGCGACCTTCGGCAACATCGAGCATCAATCGATCGAATACAAGACCTACACAATCCGACCTCTTGCTATCGCCATGCAGCAGGAGGCCCACCGCAAACTGTTCTCGGCTGAGGAGAAGCCGACATACTTCACCGAATTGGACCTCGACGACCTCTCACTCGCGGACCTGAAAAGCCGGTATGATGCCTACGCGGTGGCCCGGCAAAATGGGTGGATGAGTGCCAACGAGATCAGGGACCGAGAAGGGATGAATCCGATACCAAGCGAAGACGGTGACGCCTATCTGGTCAACGGGAACATGGTCCCAATCACTACCGCCATGACCGCGAGCCAGACGCCAGCGGTTGGAGCAACGAGCGTTGCACAGGCAGAGGAGGAGGATTCTCCAGACATGGAGGACGCCTTGCGGGGCATCTTGGAAAACGACCTCACCCGGCTGCTGAGCAAGGAACGCAACGCGGCAACCCGTGCGGCCAACAAGCCCTCAGAATTCCTCGGGTGGCTGGATTCGTTCTACACCGAGCATGCGGCCACACTTGAGCAGGCAATCGGACCGACGGTTAGAGCGTTGGGGTTGCATTTGCGGCAGTCTCTCGATGCGGCGGAGATCGTGCGGCGTCACGTCGAGCATTCCCGACAAGCCCTGTTGACAGCGTGCGAGGTGTCGGCGGACAAGCTGCCGGAAAGTGTCGAATCGGTAGTGTCCCGGTGGGATGCACGGAGGGCGACCGAATTCGCCAGGGAGGTTGTGCGATGAGCGATCGAGAGTACCGAGCGTGCGCGGAGATTGAATTGCGGTCTGAGCCCGATGGCAAGGTGACTTTGCGGGGCTATGCCGCTGTCTTCAATTCACTCTCTCAAGACCTCGGCGGGTTCGTCGAGATCATCCGGCCCGGTGCGTTCACCCGTTCGCTGGCGAGCGGTGCTGACGTGCGGTTTCTCGTCAACCACGACGGCACCCCACTGGCCCGCACGAAGTCCGGCACCTTGCGACTCGCGGAGGATCAGCGTGGGCTGAAGATGGAAGCGGACCTCGACCCGACAGACCCCGACGTTCAGGCGCTGGTTCCCAAGATCCGCAGGGGTGACATGGATCAAATGTCGTTTGGGTTCACGACCAAGAGCGACATATGGCGGCAGGAAGGAGATCGGCAGGTCCGAGAACTGCACAACGTGGACTTGTTCGACGTGTCGGCTGTGACCTACCCGGCCTATCAGGCTACCGAGATGGCGTTGCGTTCTCTGGAGCGTGCCAAGGCTGCGGCGATGGCGGCAGGCGATCCACTGGCGGCACACTTCGCACGGCTGACACTGGCGGAGGAGCGGGCCAACGGGATCAGTACCAGGCCCTCGGCAGGCATGGCATCGGCTGCACGTGAGGGGCTGCGGCTGCACGAGGCTGGCAAGTCTGGAGACGGACTCAAGCCGGAGACCGTGGCGAGGGCAAAGAAGATTTCCGCCCGTGAATCACTCACCGAAGATCATGTCATTGAGATGGCGGCGTGGTTCAAGCGGCACGCAACCGCGAGCAAATCGCCCGGCTGGGACAAGGCTGGCGAAGAGAAGCCGGGGTATGTCGCGTGGCAGTTGTGGGGAGGTGATGCCGGGGCGTCATGGTCCGCGAGCAAAGCCGATCAGATCAAGGCGGCGAAAAAATGATGTTGACAAGCTGGGTTAGATCAGTACGATTTGATCCAGATTGATGCTGCCGAACGAAACAGCCCAGCCCGTTGGTATGGCGTGAAGTTCGCGAGACATCCGCAATTGCCGTTGCAGGCGTGGATTGTCAGCAGGTGTTCGCACTTGCCGACGGTTCACGCCTGATGTGTTATCTGGTGGTCGTCGGCCAAATCGGAGACGACATTATGGACTTGCACAAGCTGGCCGATCAGGCCCGCGAGTTGCGTTCGGCCAAGTTGGCTGAAGCGGAAGGCGTGCTGGTGGCTGCGGCTACCGCTGGCGAGGGTGGGAAATCTCGGCCCCTCACGGACGACGAGACCCGCAAGTATGAAGCGTTGCTCGAAGAGGCTGCGAAGGCCGGTGCTGAGGAAGCCCGGTACAGCAAGCTGATCGCCGAGAAAGCTGCACTGGCTGCCAGCGAAGGGCGGCGGAGTGCACCCACTCCCGCCCCTGGTATCGTGGCTCCCGCCCCGAAGCCGGAGGTCCGGACGCTGCGGCGGTTCGGTGCCTTGCGTTCCTTCCGTGGACCCGACGCGCAGGACCGCGCCTACGCTGCCGGGCAATGGTGCTTGGCGATCCTCGGCGGGGATCAGCGTGCGGCCCAGTGGTGTGCCGACAACGGCATCGAGACTCGCGCCCTCTCGACGACCTCCAACAGCCTCGGCGGCTATCTGGTGCCGGAGCAGATGGAAAACGCGATCATCGATCTTCGCGAAGAGCGAGGCGTGGCCCGTCGCGTTCTGCGGATTCGTCCGATGGCGTCCGATACCCTGATCGTTCCCCGGCGTCAGTCCGGCGTGACGGCGTATTTCGTCAGCGAGAACGCCGAGATCACGGCCAGCGATAAGGGTTGGGATACCGTCAGTCTGACGGCCCGCAAGCTGGCGGTATTGACCAAGTACAGCAGCGAGCTAAATGAGGACTCGGTGATTTCCATTGCCGACGATCTGGCGCAGGAAATCGCCTACGCCTTCGCGGACAAAGAGGACGAATGCCTCTTCAACGGTGACGGCACTTCGACCTACGGGGGCATCGTCGGCTTGAAAAACGCTCTCGGCGATGGCAGCGAGGTGGCTGCCGCGACCGGCAACACCGCGTTCTCAACCCTCGACCTCGAAGACTTTGAGGCGATGGTTGGCAAGCTGCCTCAGTACGCTGTGAACGGCGCGCGGTGGTACATCAGCCGAGTCGGTTGGGCGAATTCCATGCTGCGGTTGGCCGAAGCGGCTGGCGGCAACACGGTGGCCCAGATCGCTGGCGGTGCTCCCCTGCAGTTCCTCGGGTTCCCCGTGGAGATCGTGCAGGTCATGAACTCCACGACCACGGCCCAGACCTCGACCGACGGGATTGCCTACCTCGGCAATCTCGATCTGGCGGCCTCGATGGGTTCGCGGCGTGGGATCGCGGTGGCGGTCGATGGATCGCGTTACTTCGAATACGACCAACTCGCCATCCGTGGGACCGAGCGGTTCGACATCAATGTGCATGAGAAGGGGACGTCCACTGTGGCCGGTCCGGTGATCATGCTCAAGACCCCGGCTTCGTAAGGAGAGCCTAAATGATCAATGCACAGAACACCCGGTGGGTGAGCGTCACTCCTCCGGCTGCCATCGTGGACAATGCCAGCCTGAGCACGTCGGAAATCGATACCGCCGGGTACGACTACTGCGAGGTCTACGTTTACCTCGGGGCAACCGACATCGCGATGACGGCCCTCAAGATGCAGGAGTCCGACACCAGCGGCAGCGGTTTCGCCGATGTGACCGGTCTGGTGTACGGCACGTCTGCCGGGATCGCGGGAACTACCTCGGCCCTCCCGGCGGCGACCGACGACAACAAGTGCTTCAAGTTCGAGATCGATTTGCGGGGACGCAAGCGGTACTTGGATCTTGTGGCGACTTGCGGCGACGGTGCTGCCGGAACCTATGCGACGGCGTTCGCGCTGCTGTCGCGGGCGAAGGATACGCCGGTCACTGCGACTGAGCGGAACTTTGGCAACATTCTGCGGGTGCCTGCCTAATGCGGTTGGTGCTCCTGCAGACATGGAAGGGATTCCGAGCAGGCAAGACGATCGATCCGCCTGATGGGGTGGGAAGCCTCCTCGTCAGGCGGAAGATTGCCAAGCCTGCGCCGGAAGAGATCGAACAGGCGACAGCGGTCCCGCAGTACGAGCGGGCAGTCCGTCGCCAGAACAGAGGGCGATAAGCCATGCCG